TGCTGGCTCGGAGCACTGGTTTTACAAGGAGTGGATCCAGAGCTGCCAAGCCAAAAACGCCCTCTATCTGCACTTTACCATGGACGATAACCCCGGGTTGTCACCGACTATCCGCCGCCGCTACGAGCGCCTTTACACCGGCCTTTTCTACAAGCGCTACGTGCTGGGTCAATGGTGCCGGGCGGAGGGACTGATCTACGATTTTCAAAAAGAAAAGCACATCGCCAAGACCCTACCCACCGCCGGTACTTATTACATATCCGTAGACTACGGCACATTAAATCCATTTTCGGCAGGCCTGTGGTGCGTGGACGGGGGCAGGGCAGTGCGATTGCGGGAATATTACCATTGCGGCCGCACCAGCGGCGTGATGCTCACCGACGAGCAGTACTACCGCAAGCTGGAGGAATTGGCAGGAGAACTGCCGGTGGCGCAGGTGATCGTAGACCCCTCAGCGGCATCGTTCATTGCCACCATCCGCGCCCACGGCAGGTTTTCCGTGCGCAAGGCCAGAAACGAGGTACTCTCCGGCATCCGGCTGGTGGCAGAGTGCCTGCGCACCGGCGCGATACAAATCGGCCCGAGCTGCACCGATGCCATCCGGGAGTTCGGCCTGTACCGCTGGGAGGAATCGTCGCAGGAGGACAGACCGGTAAAAGAGGATGACCACGCAATGGACGACATCCGCTATTTCTGCGCCACGGTCCTGTCCCGGAGAAACCGCAGGCGCAGCCAGTAAAAAGCAAGGAGGAAACTATGAAGAAATGGTTGATTGAAACGTTTTTGCCTATGTGGGCGAAAGAAACGGTGCTGTCGGATAACCGGGCGCTTAAAAAAGAAAACCGGACGCTCCGGCAGGAAAACCGCCTGCTGAAAGCCTACCTGAAAGGCCTGCAGACCGGTATGCACAGCACAAAGCGGGTCAATATCTACAACCGGGGAGGCACCCAATGAGCATCTACGATTATCAGCAGGCATTCGGCGCATGGGACAAGACCAGCCGCGCTATGCGTAAGGCAATCGAGGGCTGGTTTGCGCTGTACTACAACAGCGAAGTCACTGACCGATCAGACCCCTGTCAGCGGCTTGCCTATACGGTGGTCAACAAAATCACGAAGACCGTATTCGGCGAGTATAAGCTCACCTGCGCAGACCCGGTGATGGGCAAGTATCTTGCTGCGCTGGATGAAAAGCGCAAGCAGGCGCTGCAACTGGCGCTGGTGGGCGGCGAATGTTATATCAAGCCCTGTCCTACGGCACAGGGCTTTTCTTTTACCCTGATCCCCAGAAACAACGTGCTGGTCTTTGCCCGCGACGCAAGCGGCGTACCCACGGACATCGGCACAGTGGAACGCTCTACCCACGGCAAGTATTACTACACCCTTCTGGAGCGCAGGACCGTGGACGAGAAAGGTATGCTCACCATTCAAAACCGCCTCTACCGGGCGCTCACGTCCCAGTCTTTGGGCACAGCCGTGCCTTTAAGTAGCCACCCGGGCTACGCAGAATTGCCGGAGGCGTATACCTACGGCAGTCCGGTTGGCTCTGTGGGTCTGGTGCAGATGAAGACCCCAATGGTCAATTGCGTGGACGGCTCTGCCGACGGCGTGGCAGTCTATGCGGCGGCAGCCGGACTGATCCGCAATATCGACCGCAACGAAGCCCAGCTCAGCGGAGAATTTGAGCGGGGCGAGAGCCGGGTCATCGTGTCGGCGGATATGCTGGGCAAGGATGGACTGGAAGATCACTTGTTTGTGGGTCTGGACGAGGATGCGGAGCGGGTCGGCATGACTGTGTTTGCCCCGGCGCTGCGGGAGCAGTCCTTTTTGGCGCGGAAGCAGGAGTACCTGCGCAACGTGGAGAGCGTGATCGGCCTGCAGCGGGGCATGCTGTCCGATGCCAACGTGGAGGATCGTACCGCCACCGAGATCACTGCCTCAGCTGCCGACTACAGCCTGACTGTGATGGATTTTCAGGCAATGTGGCAGGACGCGCTCTGCCGCGCAGCGCGTATTTGCGCAGTGCTGGCGGAGCTGTACGGATTGCCTCTGCCTAAGGATACCCAGGTCTTTGCCGATTGGGGCAACGGTGTTCTGTACGACGAGGAAAAGACCTGGCAGGAGTATGTGGCTATGGTGCGCGACGGGCTCATCAAGCCGGAGATCGCCCTGGGCTGGCGTTTTTCTATGCCCACCGAAACCCCGGAGCAGCTGAATGCTATCCGGGATAAATATATGCCCCAATAAAAACTTGACCGGGCCGAAGTCGTAAAACTACGGCGCTGCAAGGGATGCGACCCCGTAAAAAGCGTAGCAGAAGAAAGGAAACCCTATGAAAAGAGAATTTTTGCAGAACTTGAAGGTAGACGGACAAAGCCTTCCCAAGGAGATCATCGATGCCATTATGGAAGAAAACGGCAGAGATGTACAGGCGGGCAAGACCTGGCAGGAGAAGTACAATCAGGCGCTTGCGCAGCATCAGCAGCAGCTGCAGGATGTGACGTTCCAAAGTCTGCTGGACGGCGCGATCGTCCGGGCAAAGGGACGCAGCGCCAAGGCGATCGCCGCCCTGCTGGATCTGCCTACCTTGAAAGGAAGCGAAGATCCCCAAAAGGCTGTAGAGCAGGCGCTGGAAAATCTGAAAAGCGAAAACGGCTACCTGTTCGAGCAGCCCGCTGCGCCCCCTTACGCAAGGGGCACAGGCGCGCAGACAGCTGCGCATACAGACACCCCCGCCACATTGGCGGACGCGCTTCGGGAGCGCTACGAGGGAAAGTAAGGCAAAGGCCTGAAACGCTCGCGGAAAAACCCGAAGATCAAAACAAGAAAGGAAAAATTTATTATGGCAATTACATTAGCAGAAGCAAAGGTCGGTATGGCCGACAAGGTAGATCAGCAGATCGTGGATATGTTCCGCCGCAGTTCTCTGCTGCTGGACAATATGGTGTTCGATAACTGCATTTCTCCCGGCACCGGCGGCAGCACCCTGACCTACGGCTACATCCAGCTCAAGAGCCCCGCTACCGCTGCGGTGCGTACCGTGGGCGCAGAGTACACCCCCGGCGAGGCAAAGAAGGAGAAGAAGACCACCGGCGCAGTGATTATGGGCGGCTCTTTCCAGGTGGACAGAGTCCTGCAGAACACCGCCGGCGCAGCCGACGAACTGGCATTCCAGGCAGAGCAGAAGATCAAGGCTACTGCCAACTACTTCCACGATCTTGTGATCAACGGCGACGTGGATAACGGCACTTTCGACGGTCTGAAGAAGATGCTCACCGGCACTGCCAACGAGCTGACCAGCACCGTTTCTTTGGAAGATTCCGCCGCGCTGGACACCAACTACAACGCATTCCTGGACGAGATGGACAGCTTCATCAGCACCTTGGACGGCACGCCCTCTTTGCTGCTGATGAACCGGGCAATGCTGGTCAAGCTGCGCGCCATCGCCCGCCGCGCTGGCTACTACGAGCGCAGCCAGGACGATTTCGGCCGCACTGTGGAGACCTATGCCGGCATTCCTCTGGTGGATATGGGTCAGTACTACGACGGCACTACCTCCCGCGATGTGGTGGCAACCGAGGACGGCAAAACTGCCATCTACGCAGTTTCTCTGGGTCTGGACGGCTTCCACGGCATCAGCCCTCTGGGCGACGGTGTGATCGTCAGCTATATGCCCGATATGAACGCCCCCGGCGCAGTTAAGACCGGCGAAGTGGAGCTGGTGGCAGGCGTTGCGCTGAAGAACACCCTGAAGGCAGCTGTGCTCAAGGACATCGCCATCGGCGCTTAACAGTTATGGTCACCTATGATTTTTATGTGGGCAGTTACTTAGGCTCGGTGATCCCGGAAAAGGCATTTGCCTCAGCGGCAGCCCAGGCAGAGGCAGTGCTTGCCCGTCTGGAGCAGACCTACACCGTTAAAGATAGCGGACTGGTCTCCCGGAATATGGCGCTGTGCGCTATGGCAGAGAGCATTTATGAAAATGCCGCCCGCCGGGGAATCCGCTCGTCCAGCGTGGGAAATGTTTCTGTGCAGTATCAGGACGGCGGTGAAGACCGTTATCTGCGGCAGCTGTACCAAAAGGCTGCGATCTATCTGGATATTTACCGGGGGGTGAAGTGATTGTACCCATTGTGTGACCGGACGGTCACCGTCTACCGCAAGCAGGGAAACAGTATCCTGCGGCAGGTGATCGAAGGGTGCTATTACACTTGTGAGCAGGCGCAGACGCTGGATGCAAACGGCTGTCGCACAAAGACAAGATTTCTGCTGGTGATACCCGGCGATGCCCAGAAAGTGTTCGTGGGTGACCGGGTCATGGACGGCATCGGCCCGCACATCACGCCCCAGCAGTGGCCCAATTTTCTGCCGGTGAACACCCCCACACTTTCCCAGGTGGAATATGTGCTGCCTTGCTATCGGGATGGAAGACTGTGCCACGTGGAGGCCGGCAGAAAGTAAGGAGGACATATGGAAAATTTGGAAAAGCTCCGTTTGTGGCTGCGCAGCTTCCCCGGTTGGGAGGGGCAGCTGTCGGTGGACTATACCGATGCCGCGCCTATTAACAGCGGTCTGTACCCGCTGGGTGTGGAGGAGGTCAGCCGCCGGGAGGATCTTCTGGGCGGCGTTACGGTGCGCTGCCGCAGCCGGTACGAGCTGCGGCGGGTGAGCACCGGGCAGCAGGATAGTACCGATCCTGCCGCCTGGCTTCTGGCGTTTCAGGACTGGGTACGCGCCCAGAGCGCAGCGCACCTTGCCCCTACCTTTGGCGACGAGCCCCACGAAGAGCGCATCCGGGCGGAAAAGGGCAAGCTGCAAAAAGCAGATCAGACCGGCACCGGCACCTATGCGGTGACCCTGACCGCAGAATATACGAAGAAATACGAAACACAGGAGGATTAAAAATGGCAAAAATCGAAAGAAAGTATCTGGCGCATTTCATCAACACCGCCGCATCCGGCACGGAAACGGCTGTGTATGAGCGTTTGGGTAAGGATCTGGAGGAGTTCAGCCCTGAGATGTCTGCGCAGGTGGATACCAAGAAGAACATTCTGGGCGAGACCGCGATCCTGATCTCCAGCTACGAAAAGACCGGATCTGTTGAGCCTTACTACGCTGAGTCCGGTAGCGCCTTGTTCGACCGCCTGCAGGCGATCATCGACGACCAGCTGGTGCTGGATGCGCTGAAGACTGACGTGGTGGAGGTCAAGCTGTGGGAGGCTGCCGAGAGCGGCGCATATCCTGCCGTCAAGGAGGAGGCCTACATCGAGGTCACTTCCTACGGCGGCGATACCACCGGCTACCAGATCCCCTTCACCCTGCACTACACCGGCGTGAAGGTCAAGGGCACTTTTGATGTGTCCACCAAGAAATTTACAGCGGCGTAATTTTACAAACGACCCACCCCGGCTCGGGGTGGGTCAGATCTTAGGAGGATAATATGGAAAAGCTGAATTTTGACAGTGGCATTCAGGAATTTCAGATCAATGACGGCGGCGTGCTGCGGTTTAACCCTGCTGACCCCAATGTGTACGTCCGTTTTCTGGAGGCAGCGGATAAGATCGGTGCGGTGGAAAAGCAGATGCTTCAAAAAGCATCCCAGATCGATACCGCGGATGCGCCGCAGGCGCTGCAGCTGCTCCGGGAGGCGGATATACAGATCAAGGACGTTCTGAACTGGGTCTTTGGCGGCAACAACGATTTCGATAAGCTGCTGGGCGGCACAAATCTGCTGGCACGTACCACCACCGGCGAAGCGGTGGTCACCCATTTGCTGCGGGCGCTGGAGCCTGTGGTGGTGGCCGGCGCACGCAGCTGTGCCAAGGAAAAGGCAGAGCAGGCGTGCAAGCAGGCAAAGGCGCGCAGGGCATCCCAATGCTAAATCCCTGGGCGCTGCCCGAGAGGGCACTTTTTTACGGAAAAGAATATGCTTTTAACGCAGATTACCGGGATATTCTGGAGATTTTCTCCTATTTTGACGACCCGGATCTGCCTGCGTATATCCGCTGGGAGATCGCCCTGGCGCTATTTTACCAAGACCCGATCCCGCCGGAGCACCGGCAGGCGGCGATGGAATACTTTTGCAGCTTTATAAACTGCGGAAAGGAACAGCCCAACGCCCCATCTGCCAAGCTGCTCGACTGGCAGCAGGATGCTATGGCCATCGTGGCAGATGTGAACAAGGTGGCAGGCTGTGAGATCCGGTCGCTGCCGTTTTTGCACTGGTGGACGTTTATGGCGTGGTTTCATGCCATTGGTCAAGGTCAGCTGAGTACTGTGGTATCCATCCGGGATAAGCTGCAGCGGGGCAAAAAGCTGGAAAAATGGGAGCGTGAATTCTACCGGGCCAACCGGGCGTTGGTGGACATCAAAAAACGTTATTCCCATGAGGAACTGGCGCAGCAGGCCCGGCTGCAGCAGCTGCTGGAATAAAAACAGGAGGTGATTAAGTGGCAAAAGGACCCCCTAAAGTAATCATCAATTTTGAATTAAGTGATCTATTGGCAGGGGCAACGCAGGAACAGAAGACGGTAGTCCTTTCCGGTATGAAGCTGGCTGTGAAAGGGATCAACTTCGACAAGATCCATTTGTTCGAAAGCACGATAGAAGAAACTACGGCAAATATGCAGCTGTTCAAGGAGAAAATGGCAGATGCGCTGCTGACGCTGCGGCTGGATTTTGGAAAGCTGAAGGTGGCTTTGGAAGAGGCAGTTGCGCCCCTGGCCGCAATATTTCTGCCACTGATAGACCGGGCAATGCGTACGCTCACCCGATTTGTTAAGCAAGTCGGTCTGGTGCTGGGCGCAGTGGTCGGCACGGACGCACTGGCAGAAGATATCGACGCGGCAGCCAAGGAAGAAAAGACCCTGGAAATAAACGCAAATGCCGCGGCGAAGGCGGTCAAAAAAAGTCTGGCGGGCTTTGACCGGATCGACAGGCTGGGCAGCACTTCCGCAACCCAGACCGACACTCCCACAACCCAGACCGGCACGAAAACTACCCAGATCGAAGTGGACACAGATGCGCCGGTGGTGCTCAATGACCAGCTGGCAGCCATCGCCGAAAAGATCCGTATGATCATAACCCAGATCGGCAAGATGATCGCGCCGCTGCGGGAAATCGACCTGACGCCGATGATGCGGGCGCTATCCGGCTTGGGAAGTGCTTTTTCCGGCTTCAGCCTTGCAGCAAATCAGGCGCTGGGAAAGCTTTGGTTTCAGGTGCTGATGCCCTTGGTTGAATGGGTGATGGAAAATCTGGCACCGATGCTGACAATGCTGGCAGGAACGGTTCTGCGCTTGCTGGACGAAGCCATAACCCCGCTGTCGCGGGGCTTTTTGAGTCTGCATGCCGATTTACAGCCTGTGGTCAGCTTTATCAGAGAAAGCGTGCTGCTGGCGCTGATGAATCTGCAATATGCAATAGATGTGCTGCGGCAGGTTTTTAAAGAAAACAGCGCCGAAATTACCGTCATCATCAAGAGCATCGGCGATGCGATCGCCGGTGCATGGTCGGTGATCGAGCCGTTTCTGAGCGCTCTGCGCCTGCAGTTCACCAGCGCATTCGTGCAGGTTGGAGCGCTGATAGGCGATATGGTAGGCTTTGCCATCCAGTCGCTGTACGGACTGATCACCTTTATAGGCGGTGCATTTACCGGCGACTGGCAGAGCATCTGGTTCGGCATCGGAGCGATCCTGAAGAGCGAAGTCAACGGCGCGATCGGACTTCTGAATTTGCTTCTTAACGGTGTGACGTCCGGCATCAATGCTGTGATCTCGCTGATCAATGCGGTGTCGTTCAAAATACCCGACTGGGTGCCCGGGCTGGGCGGCGAGACCTTCGGGCTGAATTTGCGCACCCTGAGCGCGCCCCAGATCCCGTACCTGGCCCAGGGTGCGGTGCTGCCTGCCAACAAGCCTTTTATGGCGGTGGTGGGCGACCAGAAACACGGCACAAACATCGAAGCGCCTTTGCAGACCATCAAGCAGGCGCTTTCGGAAGTGATGGCGACGCAGCACACTGGCGACATCAATATCCAATTCACCGGTGACCTTGCCCAGCTTGGGCGGGTGTTGAGACCGGTGATCGAAAAAGAGAACTGCCGCATTGGCGGCAGTATGGTAAGAAAGGTAGGTGTGTGATGGCTCTTTTTACCATAGACGGCGAGGGCTATAACGTCCACGTCACAAGACTCACCCGGAAATTTTCCGTTCTGGATACGGAAAATACCGGACGCACCCTGGATGGGCAGATGTACCGGGATCCCATCGGTACATTCTACAACTATTCCATGACCGTTTCCCCCAACAGCGGTGATCCCGGCGCCATGGATGCGTTTTGGGAGGCGATTTCCCAGCCTGCCGGCAGTCATGTGTGTGTATTTCCCTACGGACAGAAGTGGCTGACGCAGAGAATGTACGTCACCGGCGGTGAACAGGATATGCTGCTAATGCAGCCGAAGGCAAACCATTGGGGCGAGATTACCGTGGATTTTGTGGCGATGGAGCCGAAGGTGCGCGTATGAGTTTAAAAATAAAATACATAGACGTGCCTCAGGGCATCCAGCAGGCAGGTCAGGCACAGGGGCAGGGTCAGAGCTTTGCTGACCCTGCCTGCGTCCTTGACGGGGCGCAAGACGTGGCGTATGCCACCTTAGAGCCTCGAGGTTGGTCGCTGGACGGAACGAGAAAGCTGCTTGCTGACAGCCCCCGGGGCTTCTGGTGGAGCCTGCACCGTTCCGGTAACAACGGCAGATTTTCCCAAGCGCCCACGCTGACGTTTACCTTTTCATCGGACTATACCGCTACCGGATTGACCTTTGTGTTCTGGCCATCCACCAATGAGTGGTGCAGCGATGTCCGCGTCACCTGGTATAACGGCTCTGTGGTGCTGCGCGAAAAGACAATAGCGCCGAATGCGCCTATCTGGACGCTGCAGCATACGGTTGAGGGCTTCAACAAGGTAAAAATCGCGTTTTTGTCCACCAATCTTCCCGGGCATTTTGCCAAGGTGCAGCAGGTGGTGTTCGGACAGGATTACTGGTTTACCCAGGATGAGATCACGGCGGTGCAGATGGTCAACGAAGTTGACCCTACCTTGAGCGAACTGACGGTGGATACTATGCGCATCGACATCTGCGACAGACAGTCAAGATCTCTACTGCCCCAGAAAAACCAGTGTATGGAGCTGTACCGGGACGATGAGCTGTTGGCGGTGCAGTATGTCAGTTCCAGCAGCAGGCAGGCAATGCAGACCTATTCCTTCTCCTGCCAGTCCGCCATCGGCCTTTTGGATGCGGAATTTTTGGGCGGACTTTACGAGGCGACCCCGGTGCAGAAGGTGCTGGATGCGGTGCTGGAGGGGTTTTCTTATACCCTGCACGAAAGATTTACAAACAGTACGGTAACGGGTTACCTGCCCATCTGTACCCGCCGGGAGGCGCTGCAGCAAATCGTGTTCGCACTGGGAGCGATGGTGACAACGCAGCGCAGCCGCGACATCCGCATCGAGCCCATCCCCACGGAACTGACCACGCCTTTTTTGAAAGGGGCGATCTTTCAGGGCGGCCAGGTGGAAACAGAACCCCGGGTTGCCAGGGTGGAAGTGGTGGCACATAAGTATACCCCCTCTGCCGAAGTGCAGACCCTGCTGGACGGACAAAAAGTTTCCGGCACGGATGTGCTGATTACCTTTAACGAGCCCCACCACAGCTACGCCATCACCGGTGGTACGATCACCGGCAGCGGAGCAAACTGGGTAACCGTCACGGCAAACGCTCAGGTCACCCTCACCGGCAAAAAGTACCTGCACAGTACTGTGCGCTACACAAAGGACAACCCAAAAGCCGCAATTTCCGAGCGCAACAATGCCGTTGTGGCAGAGCAGGCAACTTTGGTGCACAGCGCCAATGCAGAAGACGTGCTGAAGCGTATTTACAACATTTCCCTGCTGCGCCAGAGGCTGACCCAGCAGGTGGTGGTGGCAGACCAGAGCGCCGGGCAGAAGGTAGTTTCCGAAAATTCCTGGGGCGGAACGCTGCGGGGCTATATTACCGCAATGGACAGCAGCCTGACCTCGGCGGGGCAAACCGCGTCGGTGACGGTGCTGGGCGTTGAGGCGGAATCCGAAGGTCTTGCCTACGCAGGCAGCCTGTATGCCGGAGATAAGGAGGAAACAGTATGTACCTGATTACTGACCGCACGGAAGCAGATGTGCTTCTGGGCAACGAGAAAGGGCGTTATACATATCAGGACCTGAACCGGGTGGAGCAGGCGGTAACGCTGCTTTGCGCGTTGGCGGCCCGGCAAAATATTAACCCCAAGCTGACAACCAAGATCAATTGGGGTCTTCCCGGGGCGTTTTCCCCGGATAGCTGGCCTACCAAGAGCCAGATGACACGCTACTTGCAAAATGTCCGCACCTTATGTGCTCAGCTGGACATACAGGCCACGCTGCCCAAGTCGATGGCGCGGCTGACCTATGTGGGTGCCAACCAGATCGAAAAAGCCCTGCAGGCCGCCTACGAGCAGATGCAGGGTGTTTTACAAACCTATCAATTTAGCGGCGAGTTGATCGCCGGAGAGGAGAATGGATTATGACAGACAGAGTACCGGGCGCACCCGGCAGGTATCAGGCGGTGATCACCGCGGATCAGCAGGAAAAGCTGCTCTCCGGCGAAGCCTTCGCCATAACCCTGACCCGTGACGACCAGCCCATCGTGGAGGGTACGCCCTACAGCAAGGCAACGGTGCTGCCGGATGCAGTGGCAGCACAAATTTGCCCCTATAAATCAGACCCCACCCCCGCCGATGCCTTTTTGGGACTGAAGGCGCAGTCCGACATGAAGCTTTGCGAGGATGTGGTAAACACCAACTGCTTTTATCGCCTGACATCAAACGGCGCCATCACAGAATGGTGGAATCCGCCTATGAAGTTGGGTGCGGAGTACCGCACCACCCAGCGGTGGAACGGCAACCCTCTTTACACCAAGCTGATCGACTGTGGCAATATGCCCGCGGTCGGACAGACTAAGACTGTGCCTCACGAAACGAAAATGACCTGTGCCATCCGCTGCGCGGGCATTATGGATCCCTTTACTATTCCCATGGACAACCCCGTCGGCAAGGTGGACGTTTCCATGGATGATACCAATATCTACCTGAAGGTGGGGGCAAATTCCAACGATATGTCAAGCTATAAAGCAGTGGTGCAGATTTGGTATGTAAAGTAAGGGGGAAGGCAGAATGAAGATGTTTTCGATCCCGTCAGGGGCAGAGGCTTTTCGCCAGTGGGATCTGGGACAGCGGCTTGCGGTGGCTGATGGCAGCTACCGTCAGGTGCATTTTTCCAATGCAGATACACAGCAGGCACTGGTGTGCGAGGTTTTCGAGGAAGATGGGCAGTATTTTGTAAATGTGCCCAATATCCTGCTGCAGCAGCCGCATGTTTTGCAGGCCTACGGCTATGCGGCGGCGGGAAACAGCGGCAGAACGGTGTGGGCGCAGGAGATTCCGGTGATCCCCCGGCAAAAGCCTGCGGACTACGTGTATACCGAAACCGAGGTAAAGTCCTTTGAGATGCTGGAATCGCGCGTGGAAAAGCTGGAAGAAAACGCAGTTGCTGATGAAGTTATTGCAGAGGCGGTAGAGGGTTATCTGGAAGAAAACCCCGTGGAGATCCCCGTCCAATCCGTCAACGGAAAGACCGGGGAGGTAAACCTGACTGCCGCGGACGTGGGCGCGCTGGATGAAAGTGCGCTGCAGTCTGCCATCGAAACTGCCCTGACCCAGGCAAAGCAAGGCGGCGCATTCGACGGCGAAGACTATGTATTGACCGAAACTGATAAGACCGAGATTGCCCAGCAGGCGGCACAGCTTGTGGATGTTCCCACCGATGCGCATATCAACGATTTAATCAGTGATGCTTTGGGGGTGATTGAAAATGGCACTTATTGATAAGATAACCGCCATTGCAAATGCCATCCGCGGTAAGACGGGTGGTACTGACAAACTAACCCTTGAACAGATGGCAACAGAGATTGCGGGCATCGAAACTGGTGGAAGTGATGGTATGCTGGCTGCTGTTCTTAGTGCAACTGCTACTTCTGTTGTTGATAATACTTTGGAAGTTATTTCCGTTAGAGCATTTGATAATAATAAATATTTAACGAATGTATCGTTTCCAAATTTGAAAAGAATAACGTCACAATATCTTTTTAATGTGTGCTCGAATTTAGAAACAGTTGATGTTCCCCAGTTAGAACAAATCACTGGTATGCGCACGTTTACGGGTTGTGCAGCGTTAAAAACGTTAACATTTCCAAGCTTAAAATTTGCCAGTGCAGGCAACATTTTTGAAAACTGCACATCATTGGAGTGTGTAGATTTTGCAAACGCCAACATTACCGGTGGGTCTATATCAAGTGGTACATTTACGAATTGTTCCGCATTGAAAAAGGTAATATTAAGAGCGCGTAATGGAATATGGGCTATTACAAATAGCAACGCGTTCAACGGCACACCCTTCGCATCCGGCGGCACAGGCGGCACAGTCTACGTGCCGCAGGCGCTGATTGAGAAGTACAAAACGGCAACCAACTGGTCATCGCTGCATGCCGCAGGCACCTGCAATTTTGCAGCCATCGAGGGGAGTGAGTACGAATGATTATAACTGAGAATTTGAACATCAACGGCAAAGATTTTGTACGCACCTATTCCGATGAAAACCGCTATGTGGTGCGTGATGGCGTTGCTTACAGTGAAGCTATTGACCCGGCCGATAGCGGCAGGGTCTACACAGAGGGCGGTTTCGTAGAGAAGAACTAAAAGATCACAAAGGAGAATACTATGGCAAAGAAAGTGTTTTTGGGCGTTGGTCACGGCGGGAAAGACCCCGGCGCGGTGGCCAACGGCTTTAAGGAAAAGGACGTCAATCTGTCCGTAGCCCTTGCTTGCCAGGCGGAGCTGGTGCGGCACGGCGTTACGGTGCTGATGAGCCGCACCAAGGACGAAAGTGAAGAGCTGACCGACAAGATCAGGGAGTGCAACGCATTCAAGCCCGACATGGCGCTGGACATTCACCACAACGCCGGCGGCGGTGACGGTGCAGAGGTCTATCACCACATTGGCGGCGGCACGGGCAAGACCTTGGCGGTGAACATCTTGAACGAGATGGTCAAGATCGGTCAGAACTCCCGGGGCGCGAAGACAAAGAAAAACGCCGACGGCAAGGATTACTTCGGCTTTATCCGCCAGACCTCTGCTCCGGCAGTCATTGTGGAGTGTGCATTCCTGGATAACAAAAAGGACGTGCAGATCATTGACACCGCCGCTGAGCAGAAAAAGATGGGCGTTGCGATTGCAAAGGGCATTTTGAAGACCCTGGGTATTACATACAAAGCCCCGGCAACCAAGGTTTACCGGGTGCAGGTGGGCGCATATACCCAGAAAGCCAACGCAGATGCTATGCTGAAGAAGCTGAAAGCCGACGGCTACAGCGGCATCATCGTGGAGGAAACCAAATGAGCGAGGCAATTGTGGTGGCGCTGATCACCGGCAGCCTTTCCTTGGCAGGTGTGATCATCACGTCACTGATCACCGCCAAGAAAAGCGAGAAAGCGGCGGCGGTTGCCCAGGCGGTGATGGACACCAAGATCGACGAGCTGACCCGGGAGGTCCGGCAGCACAACCACTTTGCGTCCGAGATCCCGGTTTTGAAAGAGCAGATCAAGGTGATCAACCGCCGGTTGAGCAGTTTGGAACAGTATCACAAAGTTCCTACTTAAGGGAGACAGTTATGAATGATATTCTAAAGAACTTAGCAAGTCTGATCAAAGTCAAAACCATCGTGACTCTGGTGGTGGTAGCGGTGTTTGCGGTGCTGGCGCTGCAAGGCAGTATCAGTGCGGATAATGTGATGATCATCATTTCAATGGTGGTGTCCTTCTACTTCGGCACCCAGCATGAAAAGCAGCAATAACAAAACCCCCTTCCGCAAGGAAGGGGGTACTTTTTATACCTTTGCGCTTGTTCTGCGCCGCTTTTTCAGCTTGTAAAGTTCTTCTGTTGCCAGTCGGGTCTTGGCGACCACATCGCCGCCGCCGGTGGGGAAGCAGTAGTAGAGGGCATCGCTGTTGCCAATGCAGATCACATCGCCGATCTCATACCAGTAGTAATCGGAGTATAATCCGTAGCAGGCAAGGGGCGACTGGGAATATTCCAGCTTGCCGTGGCAGCCGGTAAGGTGGAAGCCGTTCTCGTCGTGGATCAGCTTGCCGCGGCCTACCATGTAGATCGCCTTGTAGTCCACCATCATACCGATCTTGACGTCGGTCTCCAGCCGGTACGTACCTTCTTCCAGTTCTCTGCGGACCTGACCGCGCTGCCAGGCGTACCAGTTGGGGATGTGGTTGAAAACGGGCTGGGCATTCATACAAATCAGTTCCCCCAGCTCCGACAGCCGGTAGGTGATACCGCAGTTGCGGCAGGTAAGCTTGGTGCCCTTGCCCTCGGTCTTGCCCTCTTTTCCGCAGTGGGGACACCGATAGAGGATGCGGTTGAGACCGTCAGCCCGGAAAGGCTCGTTGATGACGATGTTGTTTTCCTTTTGCCAGGCGAAGCCGTCGAAGGTAAATGCCTTGTCGAGGATCGCGTCCAGCTCTGCTACAGTCTTGGTGCGGATGTCCTCCGGAGACAGCAGGTACGTCACATCCGCGCTGACCTTTACCTTGCGCTTTTGCAGGTTGTTGTACAGCGGATCCCGGGAGAACGCGCCCTTGGTGATCACAGTGACCACCGGCACATCCAGCTTTTTGAGGAGCACGCCCAGCTTTCTGGGCAGGGGAGTGGCAGTGCCGTCAAAGGAGTAGCTGGCCTCCGGGTACATCAGTACGCTGGTCTTCTTTTTCTTCAGCAGGTATTCCATATCTTTGATCAGGGTCATATCGCTGACAAATTTCTGGGTAGGAATACAGCCCAGCAGCCGCATCAGCAGCGCCTTGCCGAAGCCCACAAAGCCGTCGGAGGTGCATACGATGCCGTAGCGGCGGGGGAAGAAGATATGGGATGCAATTTTCAGGTCGATGAAGCTGGAGTGGTTCATCAGGATCAAGCAGGGCTCTTTC